AGCAAAATACACTAATTTAACATACTTTTTTATCTTAGATAAATCATTCCAAAAAGAATTGTTATTTGACCACTCATCAATATGAGTAGGTGCGTCTTTGTCTAACCAACCCATTAACTTATGTTCTTTGACCCAGCTAGATGAAGCATCAGAACCACAAATTCTACAAGAAAAATTACATAAGTTTCCGAATCTAAAATCTAAATATATTGGGGGACTTTTTAAGCTACCGTCGTTTTCAGTTTTATCAAAAAGATATGAATAATCTTGAAACTTATCATTCATTCTCTGTCTATGACTCTGTATGCCTTTATCTTCACACTCATAACAAAATTTACAAGCACTTACTCGTTTATTAGAGAGCATTGCTAATCTTGTGCTTTTCATGTAATCAGAATTCCAAGCATCTAGGGGAGACGTATTTTTAGCGAAAAAAATATCAGATCTATCAGAAGTATTTAAGGTAAAACAACATAGTGCGTAATTACCAGACAAATCTCCGTGTTGATGGATCCAAGGGAGTATGCAACGATTTGATGTCATTGTCTAGGAATCGTTCTGCCAGTTGAAGGAAACCCACCAAAATGAATCTGGTTATTTCTAATAGTGCAAGAAAGTATAGATTTACCACAAACATCACCAGCAGCTGATGAAGCTATTTGATTATTTGCAGCAATAGGGTTTGTATTAGCGGATAGTGAGGTACCAGGAATAGTACCTCCTGCAGGACCAGGATATTGACACTCTGGACCTTTATAAGTCCATTGACAAGTATTTTTGTAAAATTTACGTTTAGGAGCAACAAGTTTAAAATACTGTAGCCACGAAATCAAACTAAATGTCGCAACATGCTCATTTAATCCTTCAAGTTGATCTATTTTAAATGTATCTTCAATATAAGAAGATTCGTCAGCGTCTTGATTAACTATGTAAATTGGATCACCAATTGCAGTAGCCGCATCTACAGTTCTGTTTAAAAACAAGTAATCGGGAGCAACAATCTTCTCAATAGTTGCCTCTCTGGTTCCTGAACTAGATCTAACATTATCTCCGACACGATAAGGTAAAGAGTTCAAAACTTGAACGACATTAGCTGAAACAGTTTTTACTGTACTATATTCAGGCCAAAAATCTAAAAAGTTTGCAAATGTTGTTTTTATGTTTACAACACCACCTAATAAGTCTCTTGAGTCTAATTTTTGTTCAACCCACGTGTCGCCTGCATTTATTGTTTCTTGATATGACCAAGAGGAATTATTACTACCATAAATTGAATCAACAACTGTTTGATTGAAATGAACGTTGCCGGGAACTGTACGAGGATCTAAAAACTCTACTGTTTCTCCATTGACTGTTCCTGTAGTAGAGTTTGATGAATTGTAACCCACAATAAAAGGGTCTTCAACCATTCTTGAAATTATATTATCAACATTAAATACGGTTATGTTAATGTCTTCAATTGTGCCTTCAGAACCTTGTGTAATAGTATCAACATTAACAGGAAACGGTATGTAAGAAGTGCCACCACTTAAAACGTTATATGAAATATCAGAGGTTAAGTCTCCTACTATCTCCGCGAACTTAATTGGAAAATCGTTAGGCCAGGCTCTGCCTTCACCTTCTCCAGTTGGGTTACCCGCTTTATTTGTAGGATACCACTCACCTGGGTAGTAAATTTCATACAAGCGTACAATGGGATTTTGTGTAAAGGCATTTTTTTCAGCGATAAAAGGACTAGGTACTATGGCAGTAGCATTTGAATTAGCAGTTGTTACTTCTTGAGCTACAACATTACTTTTAAATGGAGTTGTTGTTAATAGCCCGTCACCACCAGCTGATACACTTGAGACAGTTGAATTTGATATAATCGCTTCTGAAGACGAAAACTCTTGTTGTAAGTTATTAAGCTTTACTTTTAATTCGTTAGTGGTAGTATTAACGTTTGCAATCAAGCCACGAGTTTCAGAGAGATGACCAATGACAGAGTTTTGATTTCTAAAAGCTGATGCGTTAAGTACAGTGATAATCACATCATAAGCACGGGCGCTCATTAGTCAAAAACCTCCATTAGTTTAAATGAAACTGTATAAAAATTATCAATCAACCGAGTACCTATTGAATATGTTTGGGATATTGTGAGAGGGCCTTCAAATCTTGCTACAATTGTACCACTCTCATTCACATGTGACAAGTCAAAAGTGAAAGACTCAAAAGTTCCACTTCGTGCGTTATAAAATGTTTCAATGGCTGTTTTTTCAACACCAGTAATTGCTGAATATGTTAGATCATAGTTTCTCTTTGACCTACGAGATTTTAATCGTCTTTTTTCATACCCAGCTTGAGAAGTGAATGTGGTTACATCAAAAGTACGTGACGATTCTATTCCACTATCAGGTTTACGGTCAGCCATTGAGGAAAAGCGAGTAATAGTATCAGCGGAAAAGTTAAATACTCTTAAGCTTAAAGTGTCATCTTCGCTTATAGAACCTAAAGGAGCGCCTGTTTGTTTGTTAGGACTGAAATCTGTTACGGGTTGTAATCCTGCTGCACGATATCTAGAGCCTTCTGCAAATCTCACAAACTCTATAGAACCATTAAAAAATTCGCCATTACTAGCAAAGTCGTTATTAGCTCCTATCACTACATTACCCACTGGACTACTGAGTCCTGGAGTATAAGCTGTGTGTGCTACTTTTACATTATTTACATACAGTCTTAAATTATTAGTTGAAGATTCGTAAGAAACAGCAACATGATAATTAGATCCACCGTTTGCGTTACCTCCATAAAGCTCCGTTATGCCTCCACCCTCATTAATTATGAATCCGACATTTGAGTTTGAGCCAACATATTTCAACTCATAGAAACTAGTAGCAGTTGCATGACGAGCAAAGAGTGTTTGATTTGCTGTCATTGAAGTGCCTGTGTCTGGTTTATTCCATATATCTAGTGTGAAACTTTTATTGACATTAAAGTCCCCGTGATCAGGAATAAAAAGATACTCATCTCCTCCATCAAATGTTAAAGTGCTTCCAGAGTATGCCGCCGTTCCGTGCCTAAAAGTTGCAGTGTGTGAGGAGTCAGAATCATCAGTTAAATTTGAGTCAAAGTTTAACAAAAGTTTTGTTGCTGTATTATCAGCTATATCTATTCCTTGACTACCATAAACTGTAGATGGAAAGGTAAATGCATCAGGATTTTGATAAACACCTCCTACAAAAACCTCAAAATCAGCGGTTGTAGTAGGTGTAGCAGCCGCAGGAAAAACAAATGAAATTGTATTTGAATTAATTGTAAAAGTATTACTGTCCACCGTGACAGCTGTAGTATTAGAATACTCTTGTTGCACTGTGGTAAACACAGGAGAGGACGCAACCAGTGCGGCTGGTAATGAAAGTGTTTGTAAGGTTAAATTAGACGCGTTAGGCGCCGCAAGAAAGGTTACAGTAGCACCAGAGTTTGAAATAGAGTATCCTGATGTTCCTTGTAAAACGCCATCAATAAAGGCAGCAACCTCACCTGCATGAGACACAGGTTGACTTAAATTAAATACTGTTGCAGAGGCACCCGTACTAGTATATTTTACTGTTGATACAACTGGAAATGCAGCGGTAGGTGCTACTGCGTCTGTAGGATAGGTTGCCATTTATTTCTTCCTTAATGATTTCTTAATTGCGCCGTTGTTTTTAAGATCTTTTGTAATCAAATCAATAATTACTTTATTACCGTTCATCTTAGGTGCTTTCACAGCAACATCTTTTGGTGCGCCTGTGTTGTTTACATTGACGGAGACTTCTGGTGGTTTACCTGTGGAGTTCATCTGGCTCAATACTGCACCGCCTATTGCTTTAGCCATTGGTTTACGAATTACAAACTCTCCTGGTTCTAACATAGCAGGCACTCTGTCACGCACCATACCACCGCCCGCCATGGCACGAATTCTTCCACCAGATGATTTAAATCCACTTTTTGCTGCACCAATGACATCTCCTACTCCTACACCATCAGTAAGTCCAAACGCATCTGCCAACATACTCAGACCAAAGGCAGTGCCACCAGTTAAAAGGCCAGATCCCACCGCTACTGTACTAAGAAAACCTTTCATAACTGAGGTATCAACTTTTTTCTTAGAGATTCCAAGAACCTTTTTCTCTTTTTGATCATCGTTAAAAGGATCTGTAGGTCCGAAAAATCCTTGTTTACCTAATTGAGTTGCAATTTGAGTTTTTCCGCGATCACTAAAAGGATTTCCACCGCCTGCTATAAATGATTTTGCTGCTGTTAAAGCGGCATTGTCAGGACCATCGCCGCCGCTAAAACCACCGCCAACACCTCCTGGATCCTTTGATGACATGTCATGATGACCAAACCCAAAACTATCACTCTTTGAAGGACCGACGTCTTGCATACCAGGATGACCTCCAGCAGCCATACCACGAACCTTAGATCCAGACAGACGAGCTATTAACATAGCAATTGGATCAGGACGCAATCCAGCATTCATCTCAGCAAGTTTGCTCATGCCTAGTTTTTTAGCCGCTTCATTGCGTATCACAAACTCACCTGGCTCCAGCATGGCAGGAACTCTGTCTCGCTTCATTGAACCGCCTGCTGCTAGGTGGACAGGCCCACCTGCTGCACCAGTAAATAGGCTAGTGATACCAGCAGCGACTGGTTTAGCGATTGAGGTAGTAAACACCTCTTGTTGTATTGCTCTGAGCATACCGCCTAACATGTCTTTAAAGGTGTCGCCAATTGAATTCATTGTGAGTGTGCCTTCAATCAGTTGCTGATTTAAACTTACAAAAGCTGATTCTAAGCCTTTTTTCATGTTATCAGCAACAGATAATTGAAGTATTTTAAATATATCAAACTGTTCATTTAATTTTTTCTGTGCGTCAATATTACGCTGACGAGCATTAACTGTTTCCATCAATGCATCTATATCACCTTGAGCAGCCAATCGTGCTATCTCTTTTTCAAAATCTAGCTGTGACTGTCTAGCTTTTTGACGTCTTTCAATAGACTCCTCTTGTGCTCGCTCCTCTTTAGCAATTTCTTCGATTCTCATGTTTGTGATATTTTCAAATACGGCGCGAATGCCTTGGTTGCCTGCTTCTAAACCAGAGACGTCAAGTCCTCTATTAAGCTGAGGGAGAAGTTTATCAAATCCTTCTTTCTGTGCAGCTTGTCTCAAAACGTCAACATCAGCCCCAGCTGCAACTTGTGCTTGTAAGTCGGGATCTGTTGCAACTTTGATATCAGCTGAAAGGCTTGAAAGTAGTGTTGCAAAGTTTTCAATAAACTGGTCAAAAATGTTAGCTTGAGTTTTTAACTCCTCTATGCGTTGTTGTCTTAGTTTTTCTTCAGCATCAAATTTAAGTCCGTCTTGTTTTACCTGTTCTAATTGAAGTGCTGCATTTTGTTCAGCAATCACTTTTTCTTGTTCTAACACTGCAATATCATTTGCAGCTTTTTGCTCTAACAGTTTTTGTTCATTTGCTAAAGCTTCAACTCGCTCTGCGATTGCTTTTTCTGTGTTTGCTTTTAGTTCAGCTAGCACTCCTTCATCAATCTGAATCTTAAGATCTTTTAGTCCTGCCTCTGTAAATAATACAGATTCTCTATCTAACAGTTGTTTTTGTAACTCTGCTTCTTCTTCTAAGGCTTTTAGGCTTGTATCTCGACCTCTTTGATCTTGTTTTACTCGTGCTAAACGTAGTTTTTCCGCGTTATTTGCAAGTTGCTCTGAAATTTTATTTTCTTCTCTTAACGCTTTAAGATTTCTCTGAGAGTCTTTAACAGCATTCTGTTTTTGTAAAATAGCTAGCTGACGCTCAAGCTTTTGTGTTATCTTTTCTTGTTCTTCTCTAATTTTTCTGATTGCAACTAGTTGCTCTTGAACTAAACCACCAGCAATTTTTGAAGCTGTATTTTGTAAAGTAGTTTCTTTTGTACCCTCTCTTCTAGTTTTTAGAATTGCAGCCACCTGTGAGAGCTGGTTCGCTTCAATTTCTTGTTTGTTTGTTGCTAACTCATTCTCAATACTAGCTAATCCATTTAGTTTACCGGCAGCTGCAATTTGTGCTGAGAAGTCTTTTCTTAATCGTTTATTCAATAAATCTTGTTGAGTTTGAATTTCAGATTCAGATTCTAGTCTGTCATTTGAAGCGTCAACTAAAGCTA